TTTGTGTTAACATCGCCAAAAGCCTGCAAACGGGTGTCGATGTTTTAGAAAATCAAATCGTGTTTAACCGTGATACACGCAACAAGTTTGCAAAAGAACTCGCCTGCAAAAATCAAGCATACGACTTTATCGCCACCGAAAAACTTATCGGGCGTTTCAAAACCTTTTGCGAATGTTACCCCACAAACTTGTACATCGGTTTAACGGGTGCTGATATAATGAAAGACAAATAACAATCAGCAAGCGAAAAGAAAAGGCGGTAACAATCAAGTTGCCGCCTTTCTTTTTATCCTGCCTTGCAGTTACTCAATATAAACCCCGTCAGATAAAGCCGTGTATATCATTTCTTGTTCCTCTGTCAGCATTTCGGCGGTGTGTATGGGTGTAACATCATCAAAGATATTAAACCCTCTGAAATCGCCTAAAATGCCCGTTTGTCGGTCGTTGTTTCTACCCTCGTCCACACTCTCATACCACTTGCAATAAATGTACGGTTCTAAGCCGTATAATATATACGTGTTCCAATCATCGCCAACGGTTTTCATTTCGTTTTCGCTTGTCTTATAAATTACGGGTTGGCAAGGTTGCGTTTCTTCAATCTGAAACACAACGCCGTTATAAGAAAGTTTTGCCACACCGTTACCCGTCATAATGTTAATTACATATTGCAGGTTTATGTTTTTACCTACATAATCGACGGGTATGTTAACAAAACCTTTGAACGGTAAAAACACTTGTATTTCCCCGTCAAAGTCCGTTGTATTTTCGTTGTGTGCCGGGGTAGTAACGTTACCAAAATCAAGCGTTATATTTTCATTTGCAGGTTGCTCCACACTGATACCCGTGTTATAATCGCCACACCTTAACACATCCGAGCTATATGGGGTCACATCTGTAAAAATTCTTTGTACGCTGGCAACATAATTTCCCAAATCCTGACCCTCACTAAATCGCTTTTCGGCAAAGTCTTTCAAGTTATCCAAAGTAACGATATACACGTTGATAGCCCCGTAATTTTGCCCCACCACTTGTTTGGGGAACGCTTCCGCATGTATCATAACCCGACTGTATCTGGAACTATCTGTCAGCGTATAATCAAGGGAAGCCGATAATTTGTCTGCACTTATATTAAACGGTATTGTAGTTAGTTGGCCTAATCTACTAAGAAGTTGCAAATACACTTCGCTTGCGTCCGAAAATTCGGTATTAGGGTTTGCTGTCAATGTTATGTTGATACGGCTATCGTAGTCCACATAATCATTAAGTGGGGTTTCTGAAGTGCAGTTAGACAAATCTACCTGTAGCGGCAATGTGTCGATAACCGTACCCGTTAGCGTAATCGGCTGTGATATATCAAAGTCGGATATTGAAACGGTTGCGGTCGCTTGGGTTTCGGTGTGGGTTTCCTGCATATCAACCGTTTTTAACCCACCCGATATTTGTGTGTACGTCGCTTTGGGTTGGTCTATCCTTTTGCTTCGACGGAAGTATATCGATACGGTTATTTCTATGGTTGTCCCGTCATAATCCGTTGAAAGTTCGGTATCTTTTATATTGTTGACAACGTTCGGTGTAGGCTGTTTAGGTATTTGTAATGCCATATTTAGTTCTCCTTTCCTTTTATAGTTATCATTATTATACTTCCGTCCTCTTTGAATAACCCCGTATTTGTGAAAGCAACCTTTTCAAAATTTGGAGTGCGTTTGTAAACTGATTCACGGTTTGAAATATACGGGTTGGGGTTGTCGCTTTCAGATACACGCCCCGTTGCCGCCAAAATTTCGCTTTCGTAGGTTTTAAGCACGTCAATACGCAATGCAAGTTCGTAGGCGTTGTTTCCCTCAAAACTTACCCTTTCCACGAAATAATACCGCCCCAAATCGGGTATGTAACAATAATTGAAAGTCGGTCGGGGTTGCTTTCGTAGTGTTACGGTCGGGCGCAACACATCGAAAGTTTGCCGCAAATCGCCCTCAATCGCCGTAAACGTGCCTAACTGCTTGTTTACCGTGCTGGGGTGTCCGTTGTATGAATAAAAGTTTATCGTTGTCATATCTGCAAAGAAAAAAAGGCGGTGCGGTGCGCTTTCACCTGCACCCACACCGCCCAAAGTTAAACAATCTAATACCTATTGAGTTACTCAATAAAGAATACTACAAAGTTTTCGTTTGTATCGTTGAAATACCCTGCATCAAACTTGTAATAGTTGTTGAAAAACTCTGCCTTTGCGTTGTAGTTCGTTGTTACCCGTCTGTCAAGATTGCAAACACCCAACGCATCACGGTCGAACATTACGCCCAACACGCCCGAAATTTCAACGGCTTTGCCGCCGCTTTCCTTGATATTAATGTTTCCCGTGCTGGCAAACTCGTAGTTTTGTCCGCTGCCCTGCCAAAAAGGTACGGTTTCGGCTTGCGGCAAAAGCACATCGCCACGGTTGAACGTGTCGGAATAAAGATAGGTTTGCGCTGCCTTTGCAAAGTCGGACAAAAGTACAACGTGTAACATATCTTTCGGCGTAAACCGTTCCTTGCCGCCAACATTGAACACGGTGGAAATGCTTTGCAGGCGGTCGGCATACGTACCCATTACGTAAGACGCAAAGCGGATAAAATCGGGGTCGGTTATCGCCTTTGCAGCCGTAAGTTTTGTGCTTGCGCCTGTCTTGTCGTTATACAACTTCAAAAGGTTTACACAACGTGCCGTGCTTGCGCTGGAAAGGTCTGCCCCTGCCATATCACCTGCCGCCGTTGCTCCAAACGCTTGCGCATCAGCCAAAACCGTTTCCGCAATCATATTGTTAATTGTGCGCATTATCAAAGCATCTGCCTTGATAGTCATTGACTTTTCAACGGCTGCATAAATCATCGAAATAAATCCGTTGAGTTGTGCTGCGTTGCTGAAACTTTCCTTAACCTGCCTTTCGGTGATTGATACAGGTACTTCAAACGTAACCTTTGAGTTGAAAAACTTTGCGGTAACGGTCGGTTTGTGGAACACGTCTTGGTCATAACTCTGTCCGTCCGTCAAGTTCCACGTATCGTTTTCCTCGGCTTCAGGAACATCGGCACTTATTTTTTCCAACACGCTGCCAAACTCCCAAGCATCCATTAAAACGCTCGGCACTTTGCCCGCATAAGGTCGGTTTACGAAAATAACCTTGCCGATATGGTTTACAAGTGATTTTACGTAATTATCTACGGCATTTTGATTGAACACTTCTTTGCCCAAATCCACAATACCCGTCAAATCCTCGGTTACAATGTCAGTCTTGCCCAACACTTCACCCGATACGCTGTTAATAAGCGTGTAAATCTGTTTTACATCCATATTGCTAAAAATTAAAATTAGTTATTCGTAAATACTCGTTGTTATCTCTCTTACAAGTGCAAAGATAATGTTTTTTCTCCAATTATCACGCCTTAACTGCAATTCTTTTTCAATTTCGCTTGAAATTGATTTGCTTGCCCCCGTTCCTTTGCTGGTTTCGGTTGTTTGGCGTTCCTCTGTGCGGTTTCTCTCATCGTTTGCGGTCTTGCGGTCGCTGTCTGAAAAATCGGTGTCATTAAACGCCTTGTTTGCTCCCGTTTCGGTGTTGTCGGTGCTTTCCTGCAAAGTAACCGTTTCCGTCCGTTCAATTTGCCCCGTTACGGGTGTCAGTACATCGTAATCGGCTAACATCGCCGCCGCTTCGCGTTCCCAGCCTTGCACGTTTACCGCAATCACCGCCGAAACAACATCGCTTGCGTTGTCGCTGGTTATGCTGTTTACAACGTTCTTGCCGCCGTACATCAGTAAGGCGTAAGCGTCTAACTTGGTCGGGTCGGTATCGCCGAAAATTGCGGCGTACTCTGTCGGGTATTCGGTCTTGAAAACCGTTGCGAATATCCCGTTACCCTTTGTAAATAGTTCGCTGTATTTCATTGTTTATCGTTGTTTTCTTCGTTTTCTTCTGTTTCCTCTGTTTCGGTGTCGTTCCCGTCCGTTTCTTCGGTTTCCTCTGTTTCTTCGGTTTCCTCTGTTTCTTCGGTTTCCTCTGTTTCGGTCGTTTCCGTGTCGTTTCCGTCTTGCTGGTCGGGTTCTTCGGTCGTTTCTGCGGATGCTGACAAATCAGCCGCCAAAGCGTTGTAATTATCACGTTCCAAACCCCAACTGCTTGCCAACTTAACCGAAATTTCGGTGTCAAACATTGCGTTAATTTTCTCAACTGCATTTTGTCTTTCTTTTAGCATATTATCCACATACGGCAAAAGTACATCAACATTCATTGACACCTCGCCCAAATTAAGGCGTTCACGCTTCATATTATAATTTGCGTTTAACCCTAATTCGTTGTACATACTCGCTTTGTAGTATTGTATCAGTTCAATAAGTTGTGTAATATACACGCTGTTTGTGGTCGGGGCTGTCTGCATATTTACACCCTTGAAAAATGCGTTTTCCCCGATAATTGAAAACTCGCCGTTTTCTATCTTGCGCAAAAACTCATCGGCACTTTGTTTTGTCTTGTCATCGCTTGCGCTTATCAGCATTGTGATACGGGTTAAAATGCTTGCCGTGTTCAACGAAATAAGCCCGTCAGTATATAACACGGCATAACGCCCGATAAGCGGCAAAAGGCTTTCGCCGTTGGTGTCGTTCTCAATCAAAACCCCGTCTTTCTGAATATCGTAGGTTTTGTTTAACTTTAATGCAGGGTTCGCCACGGTGTAAAGCGTTGCCCGTCCGTAAACATCGGGTTCGCCGCCTTTGCCGCCCGAAAGCGCATACAAAACCCCGTCCACGCTGGTAACAAAGGCGTTGCCCGTGGTCTGCAAAAGCCGCTCCAATTCCTTTTGCGGTATGCTGTCGGGCAAACCCTCATACTCAAACATACTTTGAGTTTTCGCCAACGTGTTCGCAATAAATTCGGTAACGGCTGTATCTTTGTCCCTTATTTGTTGCTGGTACAACTTGTAAATGTTATCTTTCCTTTTCATCTGTCAAAACTTTAATAAGAGTTGTTAATTCGGCTAACACTTTCGTATTTTCCGCAATCGTGTCTTTTAGGTGTTCCGTTTCTTCTTGGTGCGCCTGCCTTTGTTTCACCATATACCAAAACAATGCGCCACACATCACAATCGGGAAACCCAAACTTGAAATGATTTGAATAATAGTATTTGCGTCCATATCAATAAATTTTTAGTTCCTATTGCAAAGGTAGTTATTTATTTCGTAAAACGTGCGGTTCGGCACGAAATTTGCACCAAACCGCCCGTAATTTTCATTTCAACGAAACAATGTTTGTCTTTGCGCTCGTAATTAAATAATTGCGCACAATTTCGCCTATTTCGTTATCTTGGTAGAAAACTTTGTCTATTGCGAAAAACCGTGCGACTTGTTGTTCAACGTAACTTGCCGTACTTAACAACTTGCGTTTGTAGTTCGGTTTGCCGTTCATTTCGAGCGAATAAATAAGGCTGTTTTCCTCATCTTTTATCGGGGTTGTCTTGGCGTGTATGTACGTAAAACACTCGTTACCCACTTGGATAATGTTCCCTTGCAAAACAACATCGTTAAACTTGATATAGTACACAAACAACACATCTTGCGGCTTATATTTACACGGCAAATGCGGATATACTGCAAGTTCCCACTTACCGCCCGTAATCATCTGCAAGTTCTGGTTATCGAAACAAAAATATTTGTTGCTGGCTTTGTGTTGTACTATCGTGCTGCAATACTCAACCGCCACGATTGCGCCGTGTTCGCCAAACCGATATATATCTATCGTTCCTTGCTCCATAAACGGCACTTGCTTCAATCCCATTTCGGTAAAGTACGGGCAAAACTTGTTTACGGTGTTACCCAACATAAACACTTTTACATCGTTCCTTTGGCGTATTATCGTGCTTAACAAGTTCATAAACAACATAAACTCATCGGGCAAATAATAACGCCGTGTTAGAAACTCGTCAAATACGATTGTAGTAACATTCGGGTAACTGCTACTTTTTTCGTGTTCCTGTTCGGACAAACAAAACCCGTAGCAAAACGGGGTCGGGTCAGGTGTCCGCTTGTTCTTCTCAGCATCGTAGTAGGATAGAAACCATTTGTTGGACATATAGAACACTTCGTTAAATTTGCCCTCTGTCAGTTCCTCAATAAGCCCGTTTGCCACGTGGTTTGCAAACAGACTTTCGGCACGTTTGCCCCTCAAATCCTCACGCCAACGGCGGATATATGCCATTTGCTTACCCGTCTTGATATAGTTTTCCAAACCATATTTTAAGGCGGCGTAAGTCTTGCCGTTTGACCTCTCGCCAAATATAACATTATAATCGGCGTTCTTGCTTAAAATCGCTTTCAAGTCGTAAAATTTCGGCTTGTCTGTCTTTGTCTTTCTTGCTGTCATACTCTTATTATTTTAGTCCTTAAATTTAATACCTCGCAAATAGTTTATGTACATAACAGAAAGTGAAAGGCTGTATCCGGTCGGCTCTAAATGTACGCCCGTGCGTTCGTTGTAGTGCGCCGTGCTGCCTTTGTAGTCGGTTATCTCGCCTTGTATCTCGTAGTCTATGTATGTATGTATGTTCTTGCCCGTTGCTTGCGGCGGTATATCCAGATAATTAGTGAAAGCGTCAAAGATACCGTTTTCCCCGTACTTTTCAATAAGGTAGGGAATTGCGGCTTTTTTGTTCACGCCCGACACGGTTAATGAAAAGTCGTAAGCCTTTCCACCTGCTTTTAGTGTGTTGGGTTCTTCCACCATATAGCGTTTAGCCCCCAAAGTCTTAAACCGTGTATATGTACCCTCGAAATCCCACACGCCCAAAGTCTTTGTTATGCCTTTTATCGTTTGCGGCTCGCAAAGCGAAAACGGCAAACCGTGGTACTTGCAGGCGGCTCGCAATTTAATTTGCACCTGCATATTATAAGCCTTGAAATATGCTTCGTGCGCCTTGCCGTTCATTATTTTAATGCTGTCGGTGTCGCTGTATATGTAATCGTCTTTTGCTTCGTGTATGCCCGTGAAAAGGTTGCGCCGTGCGTATGCGGTTACGAAAATGCCCCACGGGTAAAACAAGAAACGGTTTTTGCTGGTGTTGTACTTGTATAATAGTTCTTGTTTTTGTTCGGCTGTCATTGAGTTAATATCCCACTCGCCGTTATATGTAAACTCATCACGCAAAGGGTTTGTAACACTCATACCGTAACAACTGTTTAACATTTCCTTGCTGTTTAGGTACTCCACTTCTTTGCCCTCAACGCCTTTTAATTTCGTCTTGCTTTCGTACAAATGCAAGATAGATTTTACAAACGGGGTAGGCAAATAGTCTTTCTTGTAACAATACATTTCACCCACTCGCATACTTTCCCACGTGTAAAAGTTTTTGATTATATTGAAATCCACGTCCGTAATTGTCAGTGCTATTTTTGAAGCCGCCACAATGCGACCGTTATTTTCGCACGGGTTTTCTTTCACAAAACATTTGCTTGCGCTTATCGGGTTGTCTTGCGTTTCGCTGGCAAATATGTTGGTAAACTCAATATCAAACACGCTACAATACTTTGATATTAAAAACTCAAATTGCGCCATACTTTTAACCGTGATTGCAACGCCTTGCGACATCGGGTATTTTTCCGCTATCATTACATACGGGTAACTGCTTGTAAAGTCGTAACTATCCACGTTGTACATTATTTCGTCTGTATATTCGGCGTTTGCGTGTGTAAAACCGCCTGCAAATGCACGTTGCAGCATATTAAATTCATTCATACCCGTAATTTGTAGTTCCTGCATCAGGTTTACATAATCCCAATTCGGCACGGTCTTTCCTGCATCGCTTTTTTCACGCAAACAATGTGCACGGCAATACTTGCGCACAAACCCCGTCTTTGTTATCGGTATGTGCGTTATCCCCTTGCTTTCCTCGATACGTTCTTGTATGTAGCACATCACGACTTTAATATCATTTATGCAGTAATGTATTTCAGCATCAGTAAGCGGCGTTTCGCTGTGCCTTATTTGCTGGTAGTCCAAATCGCCAACGGCTTTTACGCACTTGTATTTCATAAGTTGTTCGCCCAACTTTGCAAGCGAATAACCCGAAAGCAAGTAACTACATCTAAACTCAATGTTGCCCGTTGTTATCGCATAAATCGGTTTGCGTAAATCAATACTGAAAACCCGTTGCCACTCAAACCATTTGCGCAAAAACTGAAATTCGTATGAAAGGTTATGAACATACACAATAAGGCGTAATTTGTCATTCAGTTGCAAAACCTCGCTTACGGTCTGCATCATCGTGACAAATTCGCCCCACGTGCGCCCTATTATCGTATATCCGTGTATGCCAAACTGCCAAACGTACATTATTGCGGCTTTCTCTAATTTCGCCTTGCGTCCGTTGCTGTCCTGCATACGCTGCACTTGCTCGTATGTGTACGCACGTCCGTCCGTATCACGGTAAAAACTTGTTGTTTCAATATCAAAGGCGCACGGTATGTTGTAAAACCTTTCGCCCTTGCTGTTTCCGATAATGTTTTTTTCATTTACGGCGGCTTTCAGTATTTCGGTTATTTCGGTCGGGCTGTTTATTCTTTCTTGTAACTCAAAAGGTATTTTTTTCATTACATACCAAATTTTTCAAATGCTTTTATAATATCGTCTATCGTATCACCGACTTTGTTTGCTATATTGTCCGCCAGTCTGTTTAGGTCGCTTTCAATTGCCCGTGATATGCTTTGCGCTTCACTTTCTATTTGGGTACTTATATCTCTTGCGCTTTGTTCCATTTCGCCCGTGAAATCCTTGTACCGCATCAAATACCGTTCCACGAAATCACTGTTCGAAACGCTGTTTAACTTGCCTTGCAAGTTCCTTGCCATAAGGTTGTACTCATCGGGTGTCAGCCCGTATGTACGTTGCAAGTGTTGCCCGTACTGCCTTGCACCTTGCGCCGTACTGGTTGGCTGGCGTAAAAACGAAATCGCCTTGCCGTACTCAATTTTTAGGGTGTTCCAATCACCTTTCATTGAAAACTTGGTAAACCCCTTAACATCGCCTTTGTTCAACGCTTGCACGGCTGGCGAAAGTTGTCCGCTTTTCTCTATGTTCTGTATTCGGCGGTTTGCCATTTGGAAAACCCTTGCAATTTCTTTGCGGTATTCGGGACTGATTTCAGCGGATTGCAAAATCTCTTTTTTGATTTTCGCCCGTTGGGTTGCACCAAATACAGACTTTGTAAATTTAATCTTAAAACCTAACTTTACCATACGCTGTTATATTAAATAGGGGTTACAAACATTGCAACCCCTACAAAGTTAAACATAACTTTCATACTCTCTTACAAGTCCACAAACGAAATAGAGTAACACTTCTTGCCGTGGCTCTCGTACTCGTAAATCGTGTACCCTACTTTGCCGTCTTTGATAGTTTGTACCGCCTCATCATCGGCAAGTATTTCATGCACCGTTTCGGCGGTGTGGCTTGGTAGGTTCACCAGCCGTTTGTTTTCCTCATCAATAATCACCGGACTGTCGCCCAACTGTGATTTGTGTACATAAACCCCATTGATTTTGTGTATCACATCTTTGCCGCCCTCATTTTCAGAGTTGAAAATATCGGCTAACTTGGTGTACTGAAAATCGGTTGTGTCAATACCGAAAGTTGTCTTGTTAAATTTACTTGCAAAACTTTTCATTGTAGTAATTCTTTTAATTGTTAAACTTGGTGTTAATTGTTATTCGGCTGTCTGTCCTTTCGGTTCACCGTCAAACGGCAAATTCGGTTCGGGGTTGGCTTGCGGCTTCAAGTCCATAAGCCACGCACGAAAGCGGTTTATTTTCATAACCGCACGCTGGTCGCGGCAAACTTCGTTACACGCCATAAGGCTACCTAACGCCGACAAAGCGGCAAACGAAAATTCGTCAAATGCGTTTCTTTTTTCTTCCATTGTAGTAAACTTTTAATTGTTAAACATAGACTTCTTAAACTTCAAAGTACCGTTGTGTTTCACTACCGTTGTATCGGTGGTTACTATCGTTGCTTTGCCCCGTACCGTTGTACCCTTTGAAACGGTGCAACCCTGCAAGATTGCAGATAGAAACAACATCGCACCACATACGGCGAAAATCGCTAAACACATCGCAACTTCTTTGATTGCTTCTTTCGGTTGCTCTCTGAAATGCTGTAGTAACTCTTTCATATTTTCAAATCGTTTAATTGAACACTGCAAAGATACAACATTTTTCTAACATACAAGCATAAGCGCACAAATTATTTTCGTTTTAACTTTTCTTAACTCTTGGTGTTGTGTTTCACGTGAAACATTTTATTTCGTGCATCGGTGTGGCAGTGTTCCACGTGAAACAATTTCACGGGCGCACACGCATAACAAAAACCGTGCCAAACTTGTGCAAAAGATGTTAAATGTGAGCCATAGCAAAAACCGTGCCAAAGTCTGTGGCGAAATGTTAAAAAACGGTAAAGTGGCGACCCAGCAAAAACCGTGCCACAAAATGTTTGCAAATGTTAAAAATGCGTTGGGAAACGTTAAATAGGGGTCAGTAGCGTACCTAAGAAACACGTTGAATTTTTGTCGGATGGTTCGCCCGAAATCCG